CTGTGACTGCCACACAGGCTGAACTGAATGTCCTCGATGGCATCACCAGTTCCACCTCTGAACTTAACGTCCTCGATGGCATCATAGCCACCACAGCTGAACTTAACTTCACTGATGGTGTCACCAGCAACATCCAGACACAGATGAACACTAAGGCACCGCTGGCGTCTCCTACGTTCACCGGCACTCTTGTGGCCCCTACAGCGAACATTACGACAGCCAATGTCACCACAGTTGACTTAGGCGACTGGACGGTCACTCAGACTGGCACCAATCTTGTGTTCTCCACAGGTGGCGTAGGTAAGATGAAGTTGGATGCCTCTGGTAATCTCACAGTTGTAGGCAACGTCACAGGCTTCGGTTCTATCTGATGGCACTGCCAGCATCGGGTGTAATATCCTTGGCTGACCTCCAGACTGAGTTTGGAACTTCCAGCCCCGTCAGCCTCTCTCAGTTTTACCTTGATGGCTCTATTGTAACTCCTAACAACACTGGTGTCCCTAACAGCGGTAGCTCCATATCCCTTGGAGACTTCTATGGTGTAGCCAATGCAAGCAACGTAACCTACGAGATCATTGGTGGCGGTGGTGGCGGCGGCTACGGTCTAGAGAACGGCACAGGCTCAGGACGCGCCGGTACTGGTGGTACTACTACCCTAGCAGCAATCGCCTTCTCTACGATCACAAGCACAGGGGGCATAGGTGGCCTCAATGCTCCAACTAGCGCACACACTGGTCTTGCTGGTGAAGCCTCCTACTATGGCCCCGGTGGTTCTGCTGTTGGTCAGCAAGGGCAATCACAGCCAGCCCCAGAAGGAAGCTATGGTGCAGGTGCTGGTGGCGCTGGTGGTGACAACCCCGGTACATACGGTACAGCTGGTGGCGGTGGCCATGGTGGTGCAGCCTCTACTCGTGTTGCTGGCACTCTCACTTATGTACCCGTAGGCACTGTAATCACAGTGACCGTGGGTGCAGGAGGCGCTGGTGGTGTAGGAGGAAACCGCGCTGGTGTAGCTGGACATAGAGGCTACGCACGTCTCCAAGTCGGCAACACTGTGCAAGAGTTTAAGTCTAGCGGTACGTTTACCTTCACTGTTCCCGCAAGTTAGAGGTTACTAAATGTCACTTGGCACTTATTTCTCCCACACCGACACAAGCCTAAGTAACCTAAGCTCTGAAGTATTGGGTGACATCACAGGTATAGTCTTTTCGTGTCGTGATGGCATAGGTACTATCTGTGCTGTCACTCCAAGTATCTCTACGCTTTCTCGTATTATGGGGGATGTCCCCTCAGTCATACAGGAGGCTGTGACAGGTAGATACTTTGTGGACCTAGCAAGCCTAGGCTCAGACAAGGTTCGTCTATACGTTGACTCTGAGAAGCCTGATGAAATGATAGTTGGCTACTACTTCTCTTCTGACAACGAGATGCTAATCGAGAAGAGATACAAGAAGCCCTCAGAGGCCAGCCCACTTCTGTGCCCTGTGGATCGCTATGATAACTCTGGCCGTCTTATATCTGCAAATGAGCCAGAGGCTGTATCTGATAGATCGTGTTGGACTGGCAGCGCCGCTTGGGCAGATGCAGCAGATGGTAGCCCTTACACCGTAAGGTACACCCATAAGCTCTCCAAGCCCCAGTCTTACATATTCGTATTCTCATAAGGAACTCAGGCCATGCCTAACCTACCAATCCGTGGACTAGGGTCCGTGGGCGTGGTCACTGATGTTGACCCCTACAACCTCCCTATCAACGCCTTCACTAGAGCCAAGAACGTAAGGTTCTCTGATGGTTCTGTGCAACGGGGTCCCATCATGCGTGGTGTCTCGGATATCTCCTTCGACCCTGTGTTTGCTTATGGCATCACCTCGCTCACTGGTTTTGACACAGTGTTGGTCGTAGATGATGTCTTCGATGTCCGCGAGTTCTCTAATGGGACCTTTACGACCCGGAAGACGACCTCAGGTACGGCGTCTACTATCCCAGGTGTCACAGCCACAACCCTTGCTGATGTGCAGTACCTAAACAGGGACGATCAGACGCCTATCTCACGCACAGGATCTCAGACTAACTTTATTGATCTCCCCAATTGGCCGTCAGGGATGCGTACTACGTCTCTTAGATCTTTTGGCGACTTCTTGTTGGCGCTGGGCACCGTGGAAACCAACGTAGCCTACCCGAACCGTGTGAGGTTCTCAGACCCCGTACTGGCCAACCAGGTGCCTACTACATGGGATGAGACTGATCTCACCAACAGTGCTGGCTTCAATGACCTCGTACAGATGAAGACGCCGATCATCGATGGTGCAACCCTTGGCCCTAACTTCCTGGTCTACTCACAGGACCAGGTGTGGATGATGGAGTTCGTAGGCGGTACGTTCATCTTTAACTTCCGCAAGGTCTTTGATGACGCCGGTGTAATCAACCAGAACTGCATCACGGAGGTCGAGGGGCGCCATTATGTCTTTGACCGGGATGACATATACATAACTGATGGTAACACGCGCACCTCGATCTGCGATGGTCGCGTCCGTGATTACATCTTCAGTGGCATCGATAACAGTAAGCACAATGTCTGCTTCACTATGCACAATACGGATCTCGAGGAAGTATACTTCTGCTACCACTCCGGTGATGACATGGCCGTATATACGGATGGCACATCGTGCAACCGCGCCGCCGTGTACAATTACAAAGAGGACGTTTGGACCTTCCAGGATCTCCCTAATGTAATCACAGGGACTGAAGCCAACGTAAACTCGGTGTTCTCATATGCAGATGCCACGCAGACCTATGCGTCTATCGGTGGTTCCTACCATGACCAGGAGAGCCCATATGCCAGGCACCCTATCGTAATTTCTACAGTTGGTGGGGGTGTGACCCAGAGTAAACTCTATGGTATTGACCTCGCGGACACTGGGTCCCTGTCTTTCTCTGTTGATACGACTTATTCTGAGCCCTTCATCCTTGAGCGCCAGGGTATTGATCTTGATGAGCAAGGCTTGTCTCTTAGTGGCTACAAGGTGATCAGTAAGATGCTACCTCAGGTTTCAACGGTGAACTCTGACGGTGAGTTTAGTTTCACCTTTGGCGCAGCTGACATACCCACCGGCACCCCTAATTATGGTCCCGACATCACCTTTGATAGCAACACGTCCTATAAGGTCGATACCCGGATCTCAGGCCGCTATCTGTCCTACAAGATGACAAGCGCAACCATAAAAGACTTTAACTTCTCAGGTATGGACGTTGATCTCCAAGTGACAGGTCGGAGGTAATTTATGTCTCTATCAGATAAACTTAATCTCCTGGTCAACCGCTATGTCCGGCGGCAGATACCTTTGTTGGCAAAAGAGAACCTGGGCAACTACGTCCAGGAGGAATACCGCGAAATCGAGGCTGTCATCCAGTCTCTCGCGGATGCGTCAATCCAAGCTACCGACCGGCAACCTGATAACTCCAGGAAGGGCATGGTTCGCTATGCTGTATCTCCCTGGGACCCTAAAGGTGACGGATCCGAGGGTCTTGTTGTCTACAATGGCACAGCTTGGGTGGCAGTATGAAGCATGACCTTAGCATACGATCTGACATCTCCTCTCTTCAGTATATTCTCGACCTTGGTATTGAGCGTGGAGACATTCAAGACAGACAGCTGGACGCTACTGTTGAGCATTACTTTACCCCTGTGAGCGACGAATATGGCTGTGCCCAGTATGCACGTCAGCTGTTTATGCCTGAAGGTACGGTCTGCGTAGGTAAGCTACACAAGCTGCCTCACCTGACTTTCCTGATGCAAGGCCGCGTCCTGGTTGTTTCTGAGAATGGTGGCAAACAGGACCTGGTTGCACCTGTGACCTTTGTCTCACCGGCGGGATCCAAGAGGGCCTTTCACGTCCTCGAGGATGCAATCCTAACGACCGTGCATCTAACAAAGCACAACCAAGAAGAAGATCTCTCAGACATAGAAGAAGAGGTCATAAGCCCAACTTACTCAGCAATGGGTTTGGAGGAACCAGATCTGTCTGGCCTCGAGGACTTTATGCAAACCCACACACTGATGAGTGAAGAGGAATAATAATATGGCATGGATCGCAACAATCGCATCCGTCGGTGTAGGTCTCTACAGCGCAAACAAAAAGAGTAACGCCGCAGACGAAGCAAACCGCCAGAACATGGCTGGCTTCAACCAATACAAACCATACACAGACAAAGCATTAGAAGGCGGCCAAGCTGCCAACGATGCCCGGTTAGCCGCAGGTTTCTACAGTGGACCCACCTATGCTGGCCCCAATGGTTACCAGACCGGCGCAGCCACAGGTTACGGGGATGCCTCAATGGGCATCATGAACCGTGGTTTCAACATGGCTGGTGCTAATGCAGGATTTGGTACAAACGCCCGTGGTTTGTACGACCAGTACCAGGGTATGGCTAATGGCGTGTCTGCACAGGGACGCATGGACACTGCAAACCAGTATGCCATGGACAACATGAACCCCCTGGTCAACGCTGCAATGCGTGACGATCGCCGCAATCTGCAAGAGAACACGCTGACAGGCATCGACCTAGCAGCAAGCGGCACAAACAACATGAACTCTAGCCGCGCCGGTGTAGCCGAAGCAGTAGCCAACCGGGCCTACGATGACCGCCGTGCTGATGTGTCGTCCCAAGTCCTTGATGGTCTCCGCACTCAGTCTCTGGGTGAACAGCGCCAAGCATTTGCCGATCAAGGTAACGCATTGGTGAACGCTGGTGCAGCCAATAACTCGATCGAGAATGCCTACAACTCAGGTATGAACACGGCCAACACAGGTTACCAAATGGGCATGGGTGCCGGTGGTGCTCTCCAAGGTTATGATCAGGCTCGAATGAATGATGAACGTGTGCGCTTTGAGGGCAACCGAGACTTCGCTTCAAATGTTTACGCGGACTACAAGAACGGGATGCTCACCCAGAATGGTCCTCAGACCTCTAATCAGTTTGCCGGCAACTATTCTGACCCATTAGGTTCAGCAATTACCGGGGGCATCCAGGGCTATGGATTTGCAAACAGCAAGGTCAATAAAGGTGAAGATACAACTTGGGGTCAGAAGATTGGAGGATGGTTCGGATCATGAATGCATATACTTATGGACGCCCCGCACTCACCATGGGTCAAGTCAACGGGATGCAGTATCCCCAGGGTCAGCCAGCCTTAGTAGACCCAAAGCAGCCAAACCCAAAGCCTCCAGCTCTGTCTGGTAATGCCCGAGGTTCATCGAAGGTCCCTTCTGGTCAGATAGACATGAGATCCGAAGGCTTAATGCGTATAGGTGCCGCAGGCCTCCAATCAGCCTCAGATCCTTCAGGGGCTGGCGGTAACTGGATGGCAGCAATGGGCCAGGAATACGGGAACATCCAAGATTACAACCGCCAGGCCGAACAACAAGCCTTTGCCATCGAGGAAAGCCGCCGAGTGGAGCAGGCACGGGCCGCAGCCATTGCAGCGAAAGCCAATAAGCCAAATAAAGACGCAGGCTTTGAAGCAGCTGTTGCCTCCGCAAAATACAACAATGCCATGCAAGTTCTCCAGGGCTTCAAGGACCATGATGGTGTCGTTGGCTTAGGTTATATGTTCCGCAAATGGGACCAGATCACGGGAAACCAACGTGAAAACGTACGCTTGAAGATCGCCAAGCTCAAAGTAGACGACCAGTTGTCCTACATTGCTCAAACTAAAGGTGCCGTGTCCGATCGTGAGATGGCAATCTTTGGTTCTGCGCAGCCCAACTGGACTGACGGTGAGGCTATCTGGGAGGTCTGGGTCAGAGATTATGCTGAGGCTCTGCGTGTTATGAACAACCGCCTGGCTGGTGGTACTGCCGTGGGCACCTACTCAGACGGGTCCACTAGTGGTCAGTTTATTGCTGGCGGCCAATCTCTCAATGCCCCCAATGCCCCCGATACCTCAGGTTATTCAATAGTTACCGAATAGGACACCACATATGCCTGAATTTAAGATAAAAACGCCTGACGGGCGAACCGTAACCGTGCAAGGTGCCACCGCAGAAGGCGCTATTGCATACCTGGCTCAACAAGAGCGTGGCCAGGCTCCCGCAGCCTCTGAACCCGAGGTTAACCCAGAAGGTGTATCTATTGGTCGTGCTTTGAAGCGTGGCGCTATCCAGACGTATGCAGGCATACCAACGGCCTTAGCCGTGGCTGACATCCAGAAATTCCAAGACGCTTACCAGCTACAGCAGCCAGGTGGTGTCAACGCCCTTGCTTACGATGAGCTGATGAAAACCCGTGTGCCCTTAGAGGCCATGGCGGGTAGAAGCGTCAACCTGGACGTAAACACCCTAGAGGGTCGCCGCAGTGTTGATGCACTACAGGACAGGTACAATCTCAAACCAGGAGAAAAGGTTGATTACCTCCAGACCTTAGATAAGCGCATTGAAAATGCCACTAATCTCCGGTCAAATCCACAGGACGAGATAGACGCCCAATGGGAGCGCATCAAAACTAACGCCCAATACGCCGGTGATTTACAAGACAAAGCCGCAGCAATCCCAAGGGGTGTTAGGGGTGGTATATATGCCGAAGAATTAGCCAAGGCCCCAGACACCTGGAAAGGTTGGCTTAGTACAGTAACAAATGACCCTGTAGGTTTCGTAGAGTTTATAGGTGAGACAGTAGCTGAAAGCGGCGCTCAAATTGCGGCAGGCCTGACAACCTCTTTATTGACCAGATCACCTAAAGCCGGTGCCCTTGTCATGGGATCTGGTGGTTTTGCCAGAGAGTACGGCAATGAAGTTGCTAGTTTCCTAGAAGAGAATGGCATTGACCTCTCGGACCCGACTGCCGCCAAGAAGATGTTTAACGACCCACAGTTGATGGATGAGGCGAACTCCCGAGGCGTTACCCGTGGTGTTGTAATTGCGGCAGCCGACTTTGCAGGCCAGGGCCTCGTTGCGCGTGAGTTCTTCAAGAAAAGCCTTGCCAGGCAGACACTTGCTCAAGGTTCGTCTGAGGCTGCTGGAGAAAGCGCAGCAACCGCAGCTGTAGGCGATGAACAGAGCTTTAAAGAGAACATCACAGAAGGCCTCGCCGGTGGTGCATCTACCGTTCCAGAAGCCATGGTAGCTGGCCAAGCACCTTGGCGGTCCAAGATTGAAGGTGACCCCGCATATGGTGGCGCAGCTGCTGACCTGGCTCGTACCCTCCGCGAAATATCAGAAGCTCAAGGCAACAACCTCAAGGATGTACGCGCCGGTGGTGGAGCAAAAGCTACACTCGAGGCTGCACATGAGAAGATCTCGGGCCAGATCTCGGCAATAGCCAAGGACCCGGCAGTCAAATCCCGTCTTTCTCCAAAGAATGTGGCTACCCTCGAGGATCTCCTTGGAACCTACGCCCTAGCCCAGACCGCAATCCGCCAGGGTAAAAACAAAGTCAAATCTAAGGTCACAAAAGAGAATGCTGACGCTATCGTCCGCCTCCTCGGCCCTACACAAGAAGCCGCGCAGCTACAGCAGCTGTTTGACCAGGGGGATGTCCTCACAGATCTCTTCCAGGACGGCCTCAAGGGCGGCGTCAGTCAATTCACAGACTTCCTAAACCCCTTCACTGACAATTCAGGTAACTACGACCCCAACCGCAGTCTCAGTACAATTGGTAGCATCTATGGTGCATCTGTTGTTGGCCCACTGAAGTCCGCAGGCATTGTTGCCGCCGGTCGGGCCTTTGATGCAGCCACGGGTCGCCGTTCCAAGGTCAACCGCTTTGTAACGAAGCTCGAGAAACTCGTTGGCCAAGATGCTCCCCAGGGTCCATCTCTGATTGCCGCCGCTCAACTCGAAAAACAGCAGGCAGAGCAAGCTAAGGCTGACGATGCAGCAGCCAGGGCAGCCCAGGAGGCAGAAGACGCCAACATCGTCAGTACACTTGCAGGCATGACAGGCAACGCCACAGATGGCAGCCCATTGGGCACTGTCGCGGTCGGCACAGGTATCCCCGCAGAAGAGATCCAAACAGTGGTCTCTGAATTACGCTTGAAGCACCCAGCTGACAGCAAGAACCCCAATGATGTGGCGGTCAACAAGGTCCTCGATGATGCCCAGGCCGGTCTTAACGGTGAGCAGCGGCCTATCCGGGCTCTAACCCAGTTGGTCAACCTGGTGAACAACCACCTGGACGCCAGTCTCATGGACGGCGGAAGTAGCGTTCAGCGTACTAGCCTTCCAGACCAGCCCCTGGCCCAAGCTCGGGCAATCCAGATGGGCAATGCGCCCAAGATGGACGCAGCCCCTGCTGCCCAGGCGTCTCCGGCACCAAATGTTGACACAACTGCCCCAGCGCAGCCTACGGTTAACGGCAATCAGACAACTACGTCCGAGAACTACCAGGCAGGCATCCAGGCTAACCGTGACACTGCCTTGAAACTTCAAGAGCAGGTCTTGGATACACTCGATCTCCAGAACCGCCAGGCTACGAACCGCCCCGGTGGGAACCTGACGCCTACAATGCTCGAAGATGAGGCCCAGGCCCTCTATGTGGCACTTGAAGCTGTCCAGACTGAGAATATGCCAATCGAGGCCATGGAAGAGGTCCAACAGCTACTCGTTGATGAGGGTGTCTCCCAGGAGAACGTGGACAAGTTCTATAAGCCCTATGTCGATCGGGTTCGCCGCCAGCAGAAGCGCAAACCGTCGATGCTGAAGCAGGCCCAGGCCACTCAAGCTGCAATACAAGGTGGACCTGCCGTCAATACTGAGACTGCACCGGCACCCAGTGTCCTAGAGCAAGCCCAGGGCACTGGTAACCCAGGCCAACCTATCTCTGACGCTGATTTAGAGGTCAATTCTCGCGTATTGGAAAGCGTGTTGGATGATTACGGCGTCAAAGGTGAGATTACCAACGCTAGCTCAGACCCTGCTGTCGCAGTGTATGAATTAGAGCTGGCTCCGGGACTTAAAGCCAGCCGGGTGATTGGTCTGTCAGATGCTATCGCACGATCTATGTCTGCCCCATCAGCGCAAGTCAGTACAGTACCAGGCCAGTCGGCGATCCGTATTGAGATACCCAACCAACCTATGTCTGACGATGCTCGTAGTATTCCTGAAGAGGGTATCTACGTTGATAAACCTGCACCAGCAGCTGACGACAGTCGCACCCCCAACATCACGGCACCCCAGATACTCCAGCCTACTGCACTTGGTCCTAAAACCATAGTAGTGGAGGGACAGATAAAACCAGAAGAGCAGCAAGGCCCCCGCAACACAAACCATGGGCTTTTGCCTCACTTACGCACAACAGCGCCTGCTAGGGATGGTAAATCTGTGATCTTGGCTTCAACCAAGAACGCGAATGCTGGCAGGCAAATTGAAGGTTTAACGGAGGTTCTTTCTAGGCACGACGACCCCGCAGGATCACCTGAAGCCTGGTCTGCTTACCAGGGTGATGCCCTGGCGAGCTCAGATGTCCCTGTCCAACCAAATGGTTTTATCAATGACCTCAATAATGGCGGTGCTCAGGAGCTTTTAGGTAAACTGACACCAGGGCAAATTGCAGATGCGGATCATGGTTTTGAAAATGCGGCAATGTTCAGGCAGGCATACATCAACAATGAAATTGGCATAGCCGACACAGGTCGTTTGTTTCTTTGGTCATTTCTTTCCAGAGGGGTTAGCCCTTACACCCAAGAAAGTTTATTTCTGGATAGTTTTGAAGGTATTGATCAGTGGATTGAAGCTGCCGCCAACAAGACACTAAAAGAACGTCTCCCTGAATATAAAGCATGGGCTGCTCAAACTGCGCCACAGGGGTCTGGACAACCAGGTGCCGGTGCAATGCACAACCTAAATGCATTTGGTGTCGATTTTCTTATGAAGATGTCTCAAGATGTTAGCCCAGAGGATAACCGTAGTCGTCTTCAGTATATCCACGATTTAATGTCAGACCCTAACACTACAGGTAACCAAGTGCGCCGCGAGTTCACTAAGATAGGTGAGGGTGTCGGTATCGACAATAAAGTAGTGTCCTTCACACTGTTAGTTGCCGGGTACAATGATGTCATGGTTCTTGATAGGGTTCAGATCCGTCAGATGTACAATGATGGGCGCTTTGATGGTATTAACCTTTATGATGGCTACAAAGAAAAAGACCCGAAAGATGGTAAATCAAAAGTAGTAACTGGATCTGGGTTAGCCACTCAGACAAATGGCGCAAAAGGTTTGATGATCTATGAGGCTATGGAGAAATCCCTGTCTCAGCGTCTACCCAAGATATATGGGGACATTGGGCGTCCAGACGCCGCATCTGTCGGGCGTTACCACTGGGAAACCTGGGTTGCGTCATCTGAGCAGGAGGCGTCCCACGGTACTATCGATGCTATCTTAGCAAAGGCGCAGGGAGACCCTAATCCTCTCGATGGCGTAACTGCAAAAGAAGGCGAATACGGTGCTTATGCTTATGGCGCAAAGTATGGACTTGAAAATGGCCAGCCAATGTTTAAGTACAGCATACCAGATCGCGGCGAGTTCAAGTTCACTGTACCCGCTTTCCGTGAGTTCTTGGATGAGATCAAGAAGCCTAAGAATAAGGTCGTACCGGCCAAGTTCTCGGTCAGTAATAGCGGCAACGCACCATGGTACACTAGAGATGGCGTCAACTTAGATGCCCTAGCAGAAAAGGCTACTGAATATGGCAACCAAGTTCCAACAGCTGATGGCCAACTACGGCAAGATCAAGCAGTTCCCAATGGACGGCAACTTGATGCCTCTAGCGGACCCGACAACAGCATCCAACCCGCCCTCCTCAGCCCCCCTGGGCCAGCTGGTGGACGAACACCCAGGTCCAGTGATGGCGGGGCCTCCAAAGGGCGCACTCTCGCAAGGGTAGCTCTTGCAGCGGTCAAGAAGTTTGTCCCCCAGGTAAAAGCGACCTTCCAGGTTGGCAAACGTGGAACCCCAGAAGAGAATGGGATCCAGTCTATCGACCAGGCTCTGAGCTTGGCACACACCCTCGGCATCACTGTCCGTCTATTTGACAGCCAAGGTGAGATGTATGCCTCGCGCCTTGCTGCATATGGATCTGGCGATCCCACTGCGGTTGCCTCGTTCTATCGGAAGGGCCCTGAAACAGGCGGAAAAGGTGCAGAAGGCACTGTCTTTGGTCTCAACCCAGGAGCTTTGCTGGATGACGGCGGTTCCGTAAGTAACATCCAAGCTCTCTCTGATTTGATCCATGAGATTGCCCATGGGATGACATTGAGCCCCTTAGATCTGAATGGTTCTCAGGTTGAAGACACCCTGTTTACCAACCCCCTGACCGGGGAAAGTGACCGGGCACCCATGGGATCCTTTGCTGGTAGTGCTATGAGACCCCTATTGGAACAGACGGGTGACGCCGACATCATGGCCGAGCTAGATAATCTCCAGCTGAATGTGGATACTTACACAACCAAAGATCCTTCGCAGCGTCATGCGGTACGGGAAGTTCGTAAGTTGTCGGACAATCTCAAGGATTGGAAGGGTTATTACCAGAAGCAATTTGATGCCGGTCAAATCTCTCAAGCCGAGGTAGACACAGGCATGGCCAACCGTGAGGAGCAGGCTGACTACTACACTAACTACATGCAGAGTGTACGCGAGTTGGCTGTTGATCCCGTGTTGGTTTACCTGATCAACCCTAAGCTGGCGAAAGCGGTTATGCCTAAGACGGCTGCCCTTATCAGGCAACAATTCAACAACGCCGGTAACAACAAGGTCAAATTCTTCAACCACCCAGCTGCTATCGTCATGGCTACGGTCATGGCTATGCTGGCCCAGGCTATGGCTGAAGAAGAGGAAGAGAAGCAGAGGATGCAGATGCCTCCTGGTGCTCTAAGTCCCCCACCTCCGGGTATGGGTGCCCTTTCCGCGTAAAACTAATGAGGTCCCTTCGGGGGCCTCTTTTTCTTTGGAGAGCAACATGAATAAAACCGCACTGGACCTGGTTCCAATCCTACGGGCAATCGAGGATGTAAAACACTCACATCTTCTGTCTGAAGCCCAGCGCCTGGTTATCTTTGGGGAGATACGGAAGAGCGTACCTGAGCCAGTATTCTGTCCTCAGTCTCGCCTCACGCTCTCAATCATAAACAGTATATTGGAGACGATGGATGGGAGCACCAAACCAGCCGCGAAAGAAAGCACCAAGGCCACCAAAGCAAGCCCAAAAGGCAAGGCCGATATCAACAAACCCAATAGCAAGACAGCATCAAACACCCGAGGGACGCGAAAAGTTCCGTCAGATGCTGGCAAATCGAAAGAATAAAGGCGGCAGACCCAAGGGTACTCCTGATGGTTACACAGCTGCTGCAATTGAGCCTATCCGCAAGAGGGCCAAAGAAGACGCAGAGAGGATCGTAACGATCATGGCAAAAGAGAACGAAATTGATGACGTGTATGCGATCGAGGCCCTACGGGCTGCTGTAGAGATCATGCGCGAACCTGGTCAAAACCGGGACCGTCTAACAGCTGCCAGGATGGTCCTGGATTTCACTAAAACCAAACCAGCTGCGAAGAGCGAAGTCACCATCGGCAAAGCTGAAGCCTTCCTGGAGTCGCTCCTAGTAGCCACCCCAGAAGAAGAGCAAATCGAAGATGGACAAGAGACTTAAACAAGTTCGACAGAGACTATACGACGACTTTAGTTTCTATTCGGAGTCTGCACTCAAGATCCGTACCAAGGATGGTGACATCCAACCCCTAAAACTCAAGCCTGCCCAGCACATCCTCCATGAGGCTGTAGAGAAGCAGATGGCGTCTGAAGGTAAGGTGCGTATCATCATTCTGAAGGCCCGGCAGCAAGGTCTCTCGACCCACGTTGGTGGCTATCTGTATTTCAACGTGTCGCAACGCAAAGCCTGTAAAGCGATGGTCATCACGCACCACTCAGACAGCACCCGTGCGCTTTTCGATATGACCAAACGATACCATGACAACTGCCCAGAGCTTCTAAAGCCGCACACAAAGTATAGCTCCCGCCGGGAACTTACATTTGATGTCTTGGATAGTTCATTTGTTGTTGCCACCGCCGGTGGTGAGAGCATTGGTCGAGGTGAGACCCTTACGCACGTCCACGCCTCCGAGCTTGCGTTCTGGCAAAAGTCTACGGCCCTGGAGAACTGGAATGGTATGACCCAGGCGGTCCCTAACAAGCCTGGCACTGCTATTTTCGTTGAGAGTACAGCTAACGGCGTCAGTGGTATCTTCTATGATTTATGGAAAGGTGCTGTTGATGGCACCAATGGCTATGTGCCGGTGTTTATCCCCTGGTTTCTCGACCCTGAATATAGGGAGCCTGTCCCTGAGAACTTTGAGCCAACACCTGAAGAAGAAGAGTTGGTTGCCAAGTACGAGTTAGACGATGAGCAACTTATGTTTCGGCGCCGTAAGATCGCCCAGAACGGCATAGATCTTTATCGTCAAGAATATCCCGCAGAGCCTTCAGAAGCCTTCCTGACGACCGGGCGGCCTGTCTTCAACCCAGAGGGGCTCCAGAAGAGCCTAGATGAAGCTCCTGATCCAACACAGCGTATGGCCCTAGAGGGTGGTGAATGGATCGATAATACCCGAGGTGAGCTTACCCTATACAAGACGATCGACCCTGGTGAGAAATACACGATCGGTGCTGATGTTGCGATGGGTGTCAGAGGAGGTGACTTCTCAGTCGCCCAGATCCTCGATAGTAAAAAGCGCCAAGTTGCGACCTATCGTGCCCAAGTTCACCCCGACTACTTTGCTGAGGTCCTTTACAAGTTAGGTGAGCTATTCAACTTTGCTTATATCATTGTGGAGAACAACTCTCACGGCATCTTAACCTGTACTCGCCTGGGTAAAGATATGGCCTATCCAAACTTCTTTACTGAAGTCCAGGTAGACAAGCTGACCGATCGAGAGACCATGAAATTAGGCTTCACAACAACGTCCAAAACCAAGCCACTGATCATCGATGAACTCCGGGCAAACGTCCGCGAGGGAGAGATCGAGCTAAACGATAAGACCACAATCCGTGAGATGTTAACCTACATTGTTACCCCTACGGGCGGCATGGAGGCGGAGGGTGGCTGCTTTGACGACACTGTCATGTCTCTGGCACTCGCTAACCACATCCATGAGGGTGCCTGGGAACCAATTGAAGCGTCTGACGCTTACTATATCGAAATGGTTTAATCATGAATAAGAAAGATTATAAGAAACTAGAAGACGACAACATTGTTGCCCTCCTGGATGACAATATTCGCCGCAGCGTAGGCTATTACGACAGCCAGCTATCGCGTGAGCGTAAGCGCGTCATGGATTATTATAATGCAGTCCTCCCAAAGCCAGCCCACGATGGGAACTCTAAATATGTTTCGATGGATGTCTACGATACAGTAGAGAGCATGAAAGCTGCTTTGCTGGAGACATTCTCTACAGGCTTCAAGACCGTTCGATTTGCACCTCAGAACGCGGACGACCAGCCTATTGCTGAGATAGCCACTGAGTATTGTGACTACGTTGCAAACCGCCAGAACAACCTATTCGAGATCATGCAGACAGTCATCCACGATGGCCTGATAGCTCGGGCGGGTATCGCCAAAGTCTTTTACTACTATGGTGAAGAAAGCCACATCGAGGAGGTCACTGACCTCACTGAGGAGGAGCTAGACGAAATCCTGATCCAGGATAACGTCGAGATCGAAGAGATTACTGAGGACGTGGCAGGTCTATACTCGGGAGAGCTACGGGTGACCTCAGATGCATCGAAGATTTGCATCGAGAGTATTAGCCCAGAAGAGTTTATCATCGAGGCCCAAAGTAAGGATCTTGAAAGCGTAAACTTCTGCGCACACCGTACTAACAAAACAATCTCAGAGCTTCGTGAGATGGGGTACGATGAGAAGAAGATCGAGAACATTGGTGACCACTCAGATGTAGACCTGGACACAGACGGTGAGGTCCTTTCACGCCATGAAGAAGTAGGCACCAGCCGTGGGTTCTCAAACATTGGTTACCAGGACCAGGTACGCACTGTGACTGTCTATGAGTGCTATGTCATGATGGACCCAGAGGCCACCGGCGTTGCCGAGCTTTACCGGGTTGTCAAAGCAGGCAACGTGATCCTGGAGATGGAAGCTACAACGATGCGCCCCTTTGTGGCCTTTGTCCCACTTCCTATTCCTCACGCATTCTTTGGTAACAACTTCGCATCGAAGGTTATCCCAATCCAGAATGCCCGGACTGTACTGACCCGGTCGATCCTCGATCACACAATGATCACCAACAACCCACGTTATATGGTTGTCAAAGGTGGCCTCACCAACCCGCGTGAACTGATTGACAACCGCGTTGGTGGTATTGTGAATGTGTCACGCCCAGATGCGATCATGCCTATGCCCCAGGCGTCTTTGAACCCGTTTGTGTTCCAGACGTTGGCCATGTTGGATGACGACAAAGAAGACACCACAGGCGTCTCCCGTCTTAGCCAGGGCCTTAACAAAGATGCCATCAGCAAGCAGAACTCAGCCGCAATGGTTGAACAGCTGGCAACTATGTCGCAGCAGCGGCAGAAGATTATCGCCCGTAACTTTGCCAACAACTTCCTGAAGCCCCTGTATCAGATGATCTATAAGTTGGTCATCGAGCATGAGACTGAAGAGAAGATCGTCGAGCTTGCAGGCAACTACGTCCAAATCTCCCCGGCGGACTGGGGGTCAAAACGTGACGTGGTTGTTGAGATGCACCTCGGTTATGGTGAGCAGGTTGAAGAAGCCCAGAAATACCTGGCACTACATGGTTTGATGTCACAGGACCCTGTTCTGTCCACGATGTATCAACCTCAGAACCAATATAAGTTAATGTCTCATGTCATGGAGAACAACGGCATCAAGAATGTCGCGGATTACCTGACACCTCCTGATCAACTCCCACCACCTCAGCCTGACAAGGCCCAGGAGATGGCGATGCAGATGCAGCAGAAACAGCTGGAACTTCAGGAGAGACAAACCCAGATTGCGGAGCTCAAGCAGCAAATGGACGCACAAATCGCACAACTCAAACTTGAACTTGAAGCGACCAAGGCTGAACGCGGCTTCGCAATACAATCTGATGCGACCGATCTGAAAGAGGCGCAGCTGGAGCACAAGCGTATGACCGATATGGCCGAGCTTGAGATCCTGCGTAACGCTGATGATGTCAGAGGTATCGCATCACCAACCGGCTAACTTAGCCAATCTTAAAGAGAGCAACCATGAACGAAGAAGAGCAACTCGTTGAAACTGGCGAGGCGGCTGAGGCCGTCTTGTCTCAACCTGCGTTCAACCAGGTAGTCAATAACCTGGTCGAGCGATCATTCCAGACTTTCGTTAACACTAAGCCCGACCAGGGCTCAGACCGAGAGTTAGCGTACAACCACTATCGAGCATTGGTAGACGTGGTTGAAACACTGAAACAACAGGTGTCCATCAAAGATGAGATACTTGCGAAAGGCGACACCCGCCAAGAGGAGCTGGACCATGAATAACGTCCAAAATGAAGCTACTTCTTTCGCTGCCTACGACGATGTCGATGAAGCAGCAGAAGCCATCCTAGACCGCTGGACAGACGGCGCAAGCCCATCTGACGATGAGGAAATAGAGGCGACAGCTGACGAACCTGTAGAAGAGACAGAGGGTTCCGAAGCTGAGTATGAAGAAGATGAAAATGAAGACCAAGAGGAAGACGAAGAAACGGATGAGGACCCTGATGAAGGTGAACCAGACGATGAAGAAGTCGATGAAGACGATGATGGCGAGGCTGACGAAGCTGAACTGTCGGACGACAGTCTTGTTGACATCCAAGTCGATGGAGAAACCAAACAGGCATCCTTGAAGGATCTGAAGCGTCTCTATGGTCAGGAAGCATCTTTAACTCGAAAGTCTCAAGACTTAGCATCCAAACGTAAAGAGGCAGATGATGCCTTGCAACGGACGGATCTCAGTTATCAGAAGCTCTTAGAACGGGCAGAAACCCGATATAAGCCCTACCAGGACCTCGACATGCTCGTTGCGTCCAGGACTATGTCGGTTGAGGATTTCTCCGCACTACGCCGGGAAGCCTCAGAAGCTGAAGCGGATCTCAAGTTCCTGAAGGAGGAGTCCAACTCTTTCTACCAGGAAGTGCAACAAAAGCAGGCAGCCCAGCGCCAGGAGATGGCTCAGGAGTGTATCAAAACGCTCCAAGAGACTATCCCGGATTGGGGAAATGCCTTGTACAATGACATCCGTGAATACGCTGTCTCTGTCGGTCTCCCAAGAGAACAGGTTGACCAATACGTTGACCCCAATGTCATCACTCTCCTTAACAAGGCCCGTCTGTATGACCAGGGCAAAGCTGCTGCCGGTACTAAGAAGGCAAAGGCGATGCACGTCAAAACAGCTAAGGGGAAGGTCCTTCGATCGAAGAAGGCACCACCTTCTACCTCGGACATCAATGCTCGTAAGCAATCTGCTGCGTCCAAGCGTGTCCGTGAAAACAGAAGTCGGAATGGTGACATGGATGATATCGCTGAGATGCTCCTATCACGTTGGGAAAGCTAAGTTGTAACTCATAGTCAAACGGCAAGGAGCCATTCAAATGACTGTTTACACAACTTATTCTCAGGTCGGTAAGGCCGAGGACGTTTCAAATATCCTATCAGATATTACACCCACAGATACGCCTATGCTGACAATGACGAAGACTGAGAAAGTGTCCGCACGGACGTTCTCATTCCTCGAAGACAGCCTCCGCGCCGCAGCGTCTAACGCTAAGGTCGAGGGCGCAGATGCCGCAGATATCACTCTGATCGACATCGTTGAGCGTACCAACAACACCCAGATCCTGGAAGAAACCTTCCGTATTTCTGGTTCTGCTGATGCGGTAAAAACCTATGGCCGAGCCAAGGAAACTGCGCTGCAACTTGGTAAAACTCTCAAGAGCATTAAGCGCGATTTAGAGTTCAGCCTTGTTGGTGTTGACCAAGCAGCTGTCGCTGGTTCGTCTTCCACAGCTCGTAAAATGGCATCAATGATCAACCAGATCTCTACTGGTATTGACGCCGGTGCCAACGCAACGGACGCCCTCACAGAGGCCAAGTTGCTTGAAGCTGGTCAAACAGCGTTCAACAATGGTTCTGATCCGTCAGTGTTCATGATCAAACCAGCTGACGCCCAAATCGTCGCCGGTTTCTCAGCATCTGCTGGTCGCAACCGTGAAGTCGCCCAGGGTAAGACCCTTGTGAATGTGATTGACCTCTATGTCTCGCCCTATGGCGAATATAAAGTGGTTCTTAACAGACACTTAGAGACTTCACACGCCCTGTTGATCGACCCGTCCATGTTCAAAACATGCGTACTGCGTCCGTTCACACGCACACTCTTAGCCAAGCAAGGCGACTCAGATCGCCATATGGTGGTCGGCGAATATTCCTGTAAACACAGTAACTTCGCGGACAGTGTGAAGATCACCGGCCTTTCCTAAGGCCCGTGCGAGGACGCCCTAACTCCCAGGACTTTTGCTCTCCTTTTCCTGGGGACCTGGGCGTCCTCACCTAACCTCCCAAGGATACCCCCATAAATGACTAAAGAGACTAAACTGCACGGTGTGCAGACTGAGTTTCTGACTCAAGGCTTTGACCTGGTCAAGAAACATACCCAGAACATTTCCCAGGCTTTTCTAGATGACCTGAAGGATGCCCGTAATGAAAGCACCGCTCGGCTCGAGGGTGACTATATGCGTGTGGCGTCAATCCCAACCGTAGTTGCAGAGCAATGGTTACGCGAAGGTTTCAATATCTACGAAGAGACCGGCGCAGCGATCGTCAAGCGTCTCCAGGAACAAGATCTGACTGCATTCATGACGACTGAGAAAAGGATCTAGCAGAATGAACAAAGGCCAAATCCGAGCGCACTTTATTGCTCTACTAAACCGCAGCGACTGCACTGATGCTTTGGCCGATACCTTCATTGACCAGGCCCTCACTCGCATCCAACGTGTACTGCGTATTCCATCCATGGAGAAGCAGCAGGCTTACTCAGTCACCTCTGGAACACCTTTGACACAGGTTGTCATGCCCTCCAATCTGCTAGAGATCATTGATCTACAGTATGATGGTGTTTCCCTTTTGCGTCTACCTTTGAATGAGATGGCCGCAGCGCAAAAGACTGGTGCTTCTGGCAGTCCCCAATACTTCAGTCGTGAGCGTGAGGTTATCAAGGTCTCCCCTAATCCAACGTCTGGCATCATCTACCTTAACTACTATGGCGAGTTCGATGCACTTACGTCTGACGTTAGCACAAATGTAATAACTAACATTGCCTCAGACCTACTGACTTACACTGCCCTAAGCTATGCCTCTGATTACTTCCTTGATGAGCGTGGTCCCCTGTTTGACGCAAAGTCAGGACAGTTTCTCCTTGAGCTACAGGACCAAGCAAACTCCGCTGAGACCTCTGGCATGGCCCAAGTCATGCGCCCCACTTCTACTTACACAGACTGAGGTGCCCCATGGCTAAATCTTCCTTTTATAGCAGCACTGGTGTCACAGCTGACAATCCTAATGTTGACCCAGTTGCCCCAGAAAACTCTCCACTTCTTAACCCTGTGGTGCCCAACAATATCAGTGCAATTGAGGACAGTAAGAACGCAGCGGCCCTCTCTGAAGCTGCTGCTGCTGCCTCTGAAGCTGCTGCTGCTGCCTCTGCTGCTGCCTCTGCAAACTCAGCTGCTTCTGTATCAGCCTCTGTAACCACAGCCACCACAAAGGCTTCTGAGAGCGCAGCTAGTGCCGCAGCCAGCAACACCTCTGCCGCAGCCTCACAGGCATCCAGAGTTGCATCTGAGGCCGCTGAGGTCGCCGCAGAAACAGCCAAGACCGCAGCAGAGACTGCCCGTGACGCAGCCAGTGTATCTGAGGTAGCTTCTGGAGCCGCAGAGGTTGCTGCGGAAACAGCAGAGACCAATGCTGCCGCCAGTGCAGCCGCTGCTTTATCCTCCAAGAATGCTGCGGCCACTAGCGCCTCCACAGCTGTCACAGAGGCATCCAATAGTGCAACCAGCTCTGCTGCATCGGAAGCGTCTAACGTGGCCGCTGGTGTGGCTAAGGTTGCTGCTGAAGCTGCTGAGGCTAACGCTGCTGCTAGTGCATCTGTTGCTTCTACAAGCGCATCTAATGCTTCAACTAACGAAACCAACGCCGCAGCCTCAGAAGGCGTGGCAACAACACAGGCTGGCATCTCTACAACCAAAGCTGCTGAAAGTGCTGCTAGTGCCTCTGCTGCTCTAGCCAGTGAAAACGCTGCGGCAACCAGCGAGGCCAACGCCTCAACCAGTGAGTCAAATGCCTCTAACAGCGCCACAGCAAGTGAAACCTCTCGTATAGCCAGCGTTGCTGCGCAGGCCGCTGCGGAAACTGCTGAGACCAATGCTGATACGTCTGAGACCAACGCGGCTGCTAGTGAATCTGCTGCATCTACGAGCGCATCTAATGCTTTAACTAGCGAAACCAATGCCGCAGCCTCGCAAGGTGTGGCAACAACTCAAGCTGGCATCTCTACGACTAAAGCGGCAGAGAGTGCTGCTAGTGCCGCTGCTTCTCTAGCGAGTCAAAACGCTGCGGCAACCAGTGAAGCCAATAGCGCAACCAGCGAAGGTAATGCTGCAACCAGCGAGACAGCTAGTGAAACTTCTCGCATTGCTAGTGTGGCCGCACAGGTTGCTTCAGAAACCGCGAAGACTGCTAGTCAAACTGCACAAGCTGCTAGTGAAGCTGCTAGGGACGCAGCCTCGACTTCAGAAGCCGCTGCGGCGACCAGTGAGGCAAATGCGGCTGCAAGTGAGACTAATGCTTCCACAAGCGCCGCGACAGCCACAACGCAAGCTGGCATAGCGACGACTAAAGCTGGAGAAGCTGCTGCATCTGCAACTGCTAGTGCTTCCACCGCCACTGCATCTGAGGCTGCCAAAGACGCTGCACTTGCTGCGCAGGCCGCTGCTGAAACTTCTGAGACTAATGCTGAAACGGCTGAGACTAATGCCGAAACAGCACAGGCTGCTGCTGAAGCTGCGCGAGATGCTGCGGAAGCGATAGATGTAATTATCGATGCAACTGCAACAGCTACTACTTTGGCCGCTGGGGCCTCAGCTACGGCGTCTGTAACAGCGACTAATGGAACAGGCGCTTTTTCATTTGGTATTCCTATAGGCGCACAGGGTCCAACAGGACCCCAAGGTGACGTAGGTGATACAGGACCAACAGGACCTCAAGGTCCTATCGGCAACACAGGACCTACAGGTCCTCAAGGTGTTGCGGGTGACGATGGTGCTACAGGTGCTACAGGTGCTACTGGTTCTACAGGACCACAAGGTCCTATCGGCAATACAGGCTCGACTGGCGCTCAAGGCCCAGAGGGACCACAAGGTGATACAGGCCCACAAGGTCCACAAGGTTTGACCGGAAATACAGGACCTACAGGTCCTCAAGGTGATGATGGTGTCCAAGGCGATCAAGGTCCCCAAGGTATCCAAGGCCCAATTGGAAATACAGGACCTACGGGTGCTACAGGACCGACAGGACCCCAAGGTATAGGTGATACAGGACCTACAGGACCTACAGGCCCACAAGGTCCCATTGGAAATACAGGCCCTCAAGGTTCTCAAGGTACACAGGGACCACAGGGTGATGATGGTGTCCAAGGGCCACAGGGTGTTGCAGGTGCTACAGGTCCACAAGGTCCCGTAGGAGATGACGGTGCTACAGGTGCTACAGGTCCTCAAGGTCCTACCGGCAATACAGGCCCTACAGGCCCACAGGGTAATATAGGCAATACAGGTCCTCAAGGACCTCAAGGCGATGATGGTCCAACAGGTGCTACAGGCCCACAGGGTCCCATCGGTAACACAGGCCCACAAGGACCAGCTGGTGCAGACGGTGCAGACGGAGCAGATAGTACTGTAGCTGGACCGACAGGACCGACAGGCCCACAAGGACCAGCTGGTGCTGACGGGGCAGATGGTAATGACGGGGCGCAAGGCATCCAAGGCATCCAAGGCATACAGGGTCCGGCAGGTGCAGATGGTGCAGACGGTACTAACGGAACGGACGGAGCTGATGGTGCTGATGGTCCTACTGGCGCTACAGGCCCACAGGGTCCTCAAGGTATTCAAGGAGCAGACGGAGCAGACGGAGCCACAGGTCCACAAGGAGCCACAGGTCCACAAGGAGCCACAGGTCCACAAGGTCCAATTGGCAACACAGGGGCTACGGGTCCTCAAGGCCCAATTGGCAACACAGGGGCTACAGGTCCAGCTGGTGCAGATGGCAATGATGGCGCTACAGGCCCACAGGGTGCAACAGGGGCGCAAGGCCCAACGGGTGACACCGGAGCTACGGGTTCTACAGGACCTCAAGGCATTCAGGGACCAGAAGGTGACGAAGGTCCTACAGGCCCACAGGGTGCAACAGGTCCTCAAGGTTCTCAGGGTCTGCAAGGTGATACTGGTAACACAGGTGCTACTGGTTCGGCTGGTCCTCAAGGTCCTACAGGTCCTGCGGGTGCTACAGGTGCTACAGGTGCTACAGGTCCATCTGGCAACCCATTTGGCGGTGGTACTTTTACAGGTAACGTAAGCCTTGGTAACAACTCTATTCTTGATGTTGAGAATATCACTGTAGATGATAAAATAACCTCAACCGCTGACACTGATACCTACATGCAGTTTCACTCAGGCAACCAATGGCGTGTTGTTACAGGCGGTACTGAACGCTTTGAGATAAATGACTCACAGATTACTTCTGCTGAACCTATCCATGCGCCTAGCTTCCACGGTAACGGTTCAAGCCTAACAGGTATTTCCGCAAGTGCTACTAATGACATCTTCTGGGAAAACGGACAGGCTGTAACTTCCAGCTACACAATCACAAATGGCAAGAACGCAATGAGTGCTGGCCCTATCACGATTAACTCCGGTGTGACTGTAACAGTCGGTGCTGGCGAAACATGGACGGTGATCTAAATGGCTACTATTAAACTACAGGGTAATTCCAGCGGATCGGGTAGTGTTACACTCACAGCGCCCAATACTAACTCAGCACGGACTATTACACTACCTGACCAAGATGTAGACCTTGGTAGTTTAGGTGGTGCGGGTTCAATCGTGGCTTGGGGTAACTGGACTCAAGTTGGCACTCATACCCTTTACAACAGTGGCAATGTAAGCTCTTTAACGGACGGGGGTGTAGGCATAACTACTGCTAACTTTAGCAACAGTTTAAGTGCGTCTACTTACTCTCTAGGTGTAGCCGCGGGGGCAGCTTCTAATGACCCTTATCGCACGATGGGAGTCTACACTGGAAAGACAACTAGTTCTGTACAAACGGCGACAGTGTATTATGGTAATTCTCGATATGACTCTGTGTATAACTCCATTACGGTTGTACTTTAATGAGCAATTACAGAGTAATCTTTGAAGACCCAGAGCAACCAGAGCAACCCGCAATGGTGCTTGTCCCTAGTGACAACTGGCTTGAAGAAGCCAAGGCTGGGCTACTGCCACCCATCTCAGTTTACTGGGCTTTGCAAGATGATGAGCAACAAGCCATGGCTGAGGGTCGCCACGACACCTTCAAGCATGACCCAGAGAAACATGCAGCACAGTGGACAGCACCCCGTATTGGGCCTCTCACAGAAGAAGAAGCTATTGAGTATCTCATCATGAAAGACATCCCTCGTCATATCTGGTCGGTGGAGTACAACAGACCAATGTTTAAGATTGTTAAGACAGCAGATGTACCGTCTGACAGACAGTTCCGTAATGCGTGGAGGTTAGCAGCATGAGTACATTAAAGGTTGATACGTTACAGACTACAGGTGGCGCTGGTCAATACACGGCTAAGGCTTGGGTGAACTTCGACGGCACTGGTACTGTCGCTATCCGTGCTGACGGCAATGTAAGTAGTATTACTGACGGTGGAACAGGTATTTATACGGTAAATTTTACAACCAGTATGTCGGGAGCTAATTACGCTGCGGTCTTTGGAGCCATCGGATTTCTTAACCACCCCAATGCGGGTGCTGCTATTAAGGACGGTACCACACCCAGCACAAGTTCAGTTCAAATCACGACTGGCAACAATGGTGGTGCTAGTTCTGTTGGTCAAATTGGTGACCTAGACATAGTATCGGTGGTTACAACGCTATGAGCAACTACAGAGTAATCTTTGAAGACCCGCACACTTTCCACGGAGTAACACAATGACACAAACTTTCATCAAGATAGGCGCAACATCTTATGACGCCGCAGACTATGAAGTACCAGCAGAGCGCACATTCCGTGACGCTTGGGAAGCTAATGCTGATACTGGTGTCATCTCTGTAGACATGGCAGCAGCCAAGGACATCTGGCGTAACAAGATACGTCAAGCTCGTATTGAGCCATTGGCTGCACTAGACACAGCCTACATGAAGGCACTTGAGACGGGTGCTGACACGACACAGATCATCTCTGACAAGCAAGCCTTGCGTGATGCACCTTCATTAGCAAGCATTGACGCTGCTACTACTCCTGCTGAACTCAAAGCAATCCAGCCCATCCCTAACGTAACGGTGGAATGATATGGCTAGTGTAATACGAGGTGATGACAACTTTGATAGTGCTACTGTTGGTAATACAACCGCAGGTGCTGTTGGGACTTATGCTTGTTTGATGACTACTTCAGCGATAGAAAGAGTTCAGGGTACTACGGTTGCAGGTTCTGGTCTGCGCTGGGCAAATACTGGGGATTATTCTCCGCTTGATGCGGCAGGTGCAAGAGATTCGGCTCCTTCAGGTACATGGCAGGTCATGGGTAACACAGGTTATGTCTATACGGGGTCTTACGTTTCTGGAGGAACTAACCCTGCATATCAAACCACTATTTGGTTAAGGATTTCCTAATATGTCTTCCGTAACAATTACACAAATCCGCAATGCGGCATCTCTTCAAGCAGACAACCTTCGTATGGACGTAGAGATTAACCACCCACAGCACGGCTGGATACCTTACACTCTTGACCCTGCTGACACTGATACAACCATTGACAACGATGCAGTCATGGCTTTGATCGGTGATGACTTCGCGGCATATGTTCCGCCTACACAAGCAGAGCTAGATGCAGCCGCAGCAGCACAGGTTCGTGCAGATCGGGACGGTCGTCTTACAGAAGTAGATGCTATTGCTGGCAATGCACTTCGCTGGGCTGCACTTGATGCTGATACACAGGCTGCATGGTCCACATACCGCCAAGCGTTACTAGATGTACCACAGCAATCTGGCTTTCCACACGACATTACATGGCCGACTAAGCCTAGCTAATGAAAGAGCAAGATGGTTGGCACATCTCCAGAAGTGTCCCCGCAACTCTTCTTCTCGGCCTCATGACCCAAGCTGCTGCTATAGTATGGACAGTCAGCATGATGATGGCAGACATCCAGCAGAACACTGAGAAACTTATAGCTTTCTCTGAGCGAGTGTCGAAAGTTGAGAACATGGTACAAAGCCAAGCGGTAAGCATGGCTCGTATCGATGAAAACATCCAACACATTCGCGGTGCTGTCGAGAAGATGGCTGCGGATTAACCATGCTCTGTACATTGGTGTTCGTTGGGTACTCCCATTCGTTCATCAATGGCAGAGGCAGCTGGTTCCACAAGAAGTGTTACTACGCCTGTGATGCCCCTTTGAACGGTGGTTGGTACAACCGTGTCTGGGCAGTATCCCCAAACTACACATGCCACAGGAGGATAAAGGTTAACAATGATTGACCCTTTCACCGCCCTGTCTTTAGCAGCAGGAGCCGTGAGCAACGCCAAGAAACTCATCGCAGCTGGTAGAGATGCCTCTTCCGCCCTCAGTAAGTTCG